TCGTCTATCATACTAATCTATACCCCCCACTAAACCAGTTTTCTGACTTTGGTTTTATTTTATCTGGTAGAAAATCATCTGCGTTATCTTTATCTACTCCACCCCTAGACCAAGTGTGAATATCTACTTCTTTTATTCTGTTTCTTTCTGTATTTGATATAGCATTGTATACAGATCCACACATAGCATCTGCTAAGTCTTTAGACTTCTTTCTAGGGTGGTCTACTCTATTACCAATAATTCTAAGTTCTAATAGTTCTTCAAGCAATATATCAATATGGGGAGCATTAATTCTTTCCTCATAAAATAACATAGTTAAATCTTCATAGTGTTTCTTTGCTACAGATAGGGTATCAGTCTTTATTCCTACCTGTTTTAATTCCTGTTGAATATCGAATGATTGCCAACGATCAAATGTAACTAAACCTAAATTAAACCCTTGTCTTCTTAGATCGATAATCCAGTTTTTAACTTCACTAAGATCTACTGGGCCTTCACGCTTTGGTTCCCACCATGCAATTGCATCTACAACTACATGAGGAACTATCTGTTCATAGTTATTAAATGATTGAACATTTACCCATTTATCTACGTGAGCAATTGATACGGCACACTTGTCATGCTTCTGTGCTAAGTCAGCATGAACATAATAAACAACATCTTCTTTTGGTTTAAAGTTAAGATCAAATCTTCTAGAGTGATCCAGTGGATTACGATTTGATAAACCCTTTTCAATCTTATCTCTTGATTTAAAGAATGCATCAGATGATACAGTTGGCATACAGGCAAAACGCATTAATGCATCGCTTGGATCTGTTAGAAATGCTATTTTAAAATCTTCAATCTTTCTTGTAGGATTCATCTCCCATGTTGGTCTGCGTAAAGCAAATACACCAGGGTACTTATATGCCTCTATATGATCTTCATCCCATTCTACTTCAAATGAATTATTTGGATCATCTTCGCTCATGACTGGATTAATTACAAACTTATGTTTTCTAAGAACTGTTTGTTTTTCTGCAACTACATCTTCATATCTTTTAGAAATAAAATCACCCTTGTATCTAGGAAATGAAAGAAGGATTACCTTTCCATAATCAGGAAAACGAGAGTCTACAGAGCCTCTAAATGCTTTATATAAATTGTCAGCAGTCTTACCTTGATCATTTCCACCTGCACCTTCCATAGAAAAACCAGATATTTCATCAAGCACTGCTAATATTAAGTTTAAACCTTCTGCAGATTCTCTTTCAGAGTGACCAGAGTAAACAGTAATTGCTTTATTAAATTCCATGTTGTCTACCTTGGCTTCATATTTTCCAGCAAACCATGGTGACTGTTCTATTTTAGATTTAAATCCTTTAAAGAATACGTTCTTTGCTTGTTGTGCGTTTACCGCTACGTTAATAAGATCTATTGCATCTCCACTAGGTTTTCCAAAGTATCTAGAAGGATCTTTCAGGCATAGTAATTTATATACTAAATAAGCACAACCTATTGTAGATGTATGGTCCTTGCCGCTACCTTTTCCACACATAAGAATAACTTCGGACTTTGTATATTTTTTATAATGCTCTTCGCCTTTTTCTTTGCCAAGCAATCTAATAATATCTTCTTTTTTATATATCTGGCTCATGCATTCTGCAAGAGTATATTGGTACTCAGATAGTTCTGGCTGATTTAGATAATCTTTTCCAGTTACAAATGTTTTAATGTCTACTGGATTTTCTTCAAATGGACTTTCATCCAGTGCTTCTATAAAGTCACTAAAATCAATCGTTGTCAATTACTACCACCTCAGTTTGGATTTCTGAAAGACGTTTCATAATTTCCTCTCTGATTTCTGGATGACCTGTTGCAATATCTTTTAATATCTTGATAAGAATATCGTGCTTTCTTTCCATTTCAATAATTTGTTCTGCTATTTCTTTATTGTCTAATAGTCCAGCCTTTTGTAGCATTTCAAGTCTTTTTGTTTCAATATCTGCAATAAGTTTAATAGATGTAGTTTTTGCTGTAAGATTTGCAGTAGAGTCTGCAGCGTCAATAACTTCATATGCTTTTTTAATTAATGATGAAAAGTGTTGATCTGCACCAGCAAGTGCTTCTTTTGCTCTTGCGTGAATTGCTTGATTATTGGAAGCCATTACACGCCAATCACTTAGTAGTGACATTACTCTTGGTCTAGGAATATCTAGCGATCTAGAAATTTCTGCAGCATCGTGACCTTTTAGATACTCAGAGGCAACCTTGTTAACCAAGTCTAAATGTTTTACTAAATCATCTGTGCTCATCTAATGTCCTTAATAATACAAGGTAGCCAATAAGATCAAGTATTGTATCCTCTGATGCATATTCGCTGCCCTTCTTTATTCTATTAAGTTTATCATCAATTCTAATATTAAGTTGTTCTTTTGGCTCTGCCTTACTAAATATATTAATAGGGTGGCTATAGGAACTGCCGTATGACTGATTCTTCTTGATAAGTAACTCTGCTATATCAAGGCATTCATCTAGTATCTTTCGACCAGCAGGTGCTTGTGTAGAGATATCCCTAATAAACTTCATTCTATCTTCTAGTTGTTTATCTATATCTATTCTAGGATATTCGGCCATTATTTCCTCTTTGTCTTTTTAATTTTAAATTTTGCCATGTATACATAGATAGTCTCTGTACTGCATCCGCATTCTTTTGCAACCTCTTCAGGAGTCTTCTTATCATTTATAATCCTTTTTGTTAACCACAATTGATTAGTATAGAGTTTCATTTTATCACTAACCCTGTACCTTGTCAACATTTGTAGGTTCGTTTGCAAGTTTATGCCAGTTATTACTTGAGTACCATCCGATTGCTATAGAGTCAGCAACATCGTCATCTTCAACACTTAAATCAAACTCTATATTTATTTTCTTTATAGTTCTTGCTTTTCTAAATTCTCTTTCTTTTTGTTTATACCAAGAGAATGATTTGTCATGACCGTATAAATCTCTAATAGCCAACTTTTCTTCTTTTTTAAGTTTGCCATTTCCTATCCAATTTTGCCAAGCAACTGGAGAGCAAGATGCTACAACCCTGTTTCCAGAGGTTTGTGCTGATCCTACAATTGCTCCTTGAACTAAAGCCAAGTTCATAGCAGTTTTTTGTGAGTTTGTATATATAGCAGACTCTATAACTATTGCATCTATTTCAAAGTCTTTTAAAAATGGTATTAATTTTCTGCATGCATCCCCAGCCTTTTCGTATACATGCTTTCCATGAAAATTAATTTTACCAAACTTGTATAAAACTCCTTCTTTAAATATAGAAAATGCCATAGAGTTAGTTGAAGCATCTATAGCCATAATAGTTTTAGGGTGTCCAATATATAATAGTTTATTCTTTTTCATAATCAAAATATCCTTTAATTTCTTTCATTAGTTTATCTACCTGTTTATTATTTACAAGGCAACTATCACAAAATTTAGAATCATTATATACGCTTAGCAATGTATTACATCCCCCAGCACATCTTCTTTCTTTTTTAAGCCTAGTTCTAAATTTAGACTGATGATACCTTTGTGATATCTTTTGTTTTGTTGAATTGGTTCTACAGTCGGATGAACAATAGATTTGGTTTCTAATATGAGAATCAAATTCTTTTTCACACCACTGACATACCTTTATCATTCAAGATCTTTCCTAGACTCAATCTTGATATCGCCCACTGGCTTTGTTTGACATACCTTGAGGAACATGCAGCCTTTACAATCTCTAGAGTTATATTTAACTCTGTATGGATTCTCTGGTAGTTTTCCTTCCTTAAACGCAGCCTCTACACTTTTCATCCAGTCAAAGAAGTAGTTTACAAAGTCTTTATACTTTTGATTTAGTCTGATAGGGAACATTAACATTTCATGATTGTTTTTATTCTCATATATTAATATTCCAAATGCTTGCTTCATAATTTTCATATAGATTAGTAGTTGTTCTATATGGTAATTAGCAGGCTTCTTAGTTCTTTGAAATCCCTCATCTGTTTTAGTTTTAATTTCAGTAAGAATATTTTGATCATTCCATTTGATAACAGCATCTGTTTTACCAGATATGGTTGGGTTTTCATATTTTAACTGTGCTTCTTTTGTTACTAATATGCCAGCATTTTCCATTGCTGTTTCAATTCTTGTGTGTCTGTCTGATCCAGAGTCCATATTAGCAACTTCATACCAAGTATTAGTATTTTCTGCTTCATTACCCTCAAACCATAGATACCACATTCTAGGGCATTTGCCAGCCCCATACGTTAATCCAGAGGGTGTAAACCCTGTTCTCTTAGCAAAGTATGGACCTTTTTTATGCTCATACCCGTCATGAATCTTATCTATAATTTCATTTAAATTTATACTGCTTTCATCACTATGTTTCTCATCTTTAGACAAAATCTTATTAACTAATTTTTTTGACATTAGAATGACCTTACACTATATTTAAGGGCATCAACTAGTTTATCTATTGCTTCTCTTGCAGAGTAGTATAGATTCTTTTTTACCCTTTCATCTTTTTTAACATGCGAATACCAAGAGGCAAGCATGCCAAACTTAGCAGAATATGCTTGCAGTTGGGTAATTAGTAGCGTAGCCTTTTGTGGCGGAATATCTGGATTAGAGATTAACTTAGCAACAACTACAAGTGCATTGGTTAATTCTTCATCTTTCATGTATTCTGATATATCGTTTAATCCTGTAACCTTGTTTAATATCTCAACTGTTGTTTCCATTGCTCTCTCTCAATTGCTCAAAAACTTGCCATTCTATTATAGCAAGTCTAACCTTTTTGTTTCCTTCTCCTAAAACTACCATTAATGCTGGATTCTTTTTTCTATCTACCTTCATTGTGTCAGACACAATCTTTGCCCAAGAATCTTGGCTCACAGAATATGATTTAGAATATTCTTTGACGTCTACAACAAAATCATCTAGTGATCCGTCAGCCTTAACTGGTCCTCTTCCTGAATTAATGTGTTGCTTGGCACCAATACGCTTTAGTTCTCCACGCTCACTCATTAATATCCCCTTACGTTAAAATTAACTTTAGATAAATGTTTTTCTTGACACATCCAAGTTAACTCCTGTTTTTCTTTGTACATTCTTGCTGTTGCAACTATTGCTTTACATGTATGGCAAATAAACTTACCATTGTATAAAGAATATCTATACGTTGATGGCTGATTCAAGTTCTTTTAGTTTCTCTGGATTTTCTTTTAGGTATTCAATTACTTTTGCTCTGCCCTGTAGTCTTTCACCCAAAACTGTATACCAAGCACCACCCTTTTCGATGATACCTAGAAGTTCTGCAGTATCTACAAGATCTGCTGTCTTATCAACACCTGTCATGCTTCCACCAAAATAAAAGTCATATGATCCACTTAAAAATGCTGGACCAGTTTTATTAAAGTCAACGTGCCAGTTTACAACACGTCCAACCTTTTCTTCAATAAGTTTATCTCCAACCTGTATCTTTCCTTTAATTGCTTGGTTTTCTGATTCGCTAGACCACAACTTAATAACTGTGCTAGAAAAGAACTTAACTGCTTGACCACCTGTTGGAACATGCGATGCATACATGGCACCGATATTGTTTCTTTGTTGTGAAATTAAAACTAATAATGTTTGATTTTCTTGATTGTTAGCATAGTTAAGCATCTTGACTGCATTGGTCATATCTCTTGCTTCAGCACCAATCTGCTTAGTATTTTCTAACTGCTTTAATTCAGTAGAATCTTTTTCAAAGTAAATTGCTGGAAGCAGTGCAGAGATAGAGTCTACAATTAATACATCTACTTTTGCTTTCATTAATTGTGTAGCAACATCGACCATATCATTAATAGTTCTTGCTTCTGAATAGATTAATTTATCTGTATCTACCCCTAGTTTTGTAGCCCACTCTGGATCAAATGATTGCTCAGCGTCAATCCAAGCACACACCTTACCTTCTTTTTGTGCTTCACCAATCATCTGTAAACAGAATGATGATTTACCTGCTGATTTATTTCCCCAAATTAATATCTGTCTACCATAACCAACTCCACCCTTTAGTGCATTATTAAGACTGATGCTGGGTGTTTTTTGTTTTTTAACTTCTACTTCTGTAGCATTGCTTACTCTTTTTCTTAATTCAGGATCTAACTGAGATAAGAAGTCTTCTATTTCTATTGTTTTCATATACCTATCTTTCTAGTTTGCCATTACTTCTCGTAATATTTCTGTTCCATCTTTTGATGTTTCAAAGGTCATTTTCTTAGCCTTGCCTGGCTCACACTTCATAAAGCCTTCTGAATATTTTGTAGGAAATATAACAATAGATTTCATGTCTCTACTTGTATCTGCAACGATCATATTGGCCATCTTTTTTCCTGCTTTTGTTGTTCTTGACTTAAATGATACCACATAGTACTCTTCTCCGCTATATGGTAAAGTTTTATAGTTTAAGAATTTAATTAATGGATTAGATAGCGAATCTTTTATATCATCTATTGTTACTGCTTCCATAATTCTATTATTAGCAACAGCAATAATATAAGTTTTTCCCGCTTCAATCTTTGTTTCTTCGTCATCAAATACTCCAAGAAGACCAGTTGAATCCATAATTTCTACACGAGACCAGCCCTTACCTCTTTTAATATTTTTAATAACACCCATCAATATATACACACCAGTTTCTTCAAAGTCTTCTATCTCGTCTATATAAGCATAGTAGTGTTGTGGTACTGTTGTTTTAAATTCGGGAAGGTTTAAATACTCGTATAAACTTTCTCTTATCTTTTTTTCATCTCTAGGATTATCCGTAAAGGTTAATGCACCTACAGCATCAAGTGCTGCTAGTGATCTTGAATTAACCCCACTTCCTTTTGTAAATACAAAATCATAAAATTCTTGATATGAATTAAATGGTCTTCTTGCCATAATCTTAGAAGATATATTGTCTGATATCCATTTGATAGCAGATAATCCTATTCTTATTCCATTACCCTCGATCTTAAAATCACTATCTGACTCATTAATGTGGGGTAGTTTTAAGGCTATGCCCATTCTTTTTGCTTCAATCAAGTATTCTGTTCTAGCATCTTTATCTTGTTCATTCTTTAATAATGAATACATAAACTCGATGCCATAATAATATTTTAACCATGCTGTCCAATATGAAAGCATTGAGTATGCAACAGCATGAGACTTATTAAATGAGTACCCTGCGTGAGCCTCAAAATCATGCCATAGTCCCTCTGCTTTGAATGGAGTAATATGTTTTGATGCACCAGTCACAAACTTGTCTTTAAATTCGTCAAATTCTTTTGCATCCTTTTTCTTACCAATAATTTTACGAACCTTGTCTGCTTCGGCCATACTCATTCCACCCAAGCCAACACATGCCTGCATAACTTGTTCTTGGTATAAAACACATCCATAAGTATCTTTAGTAAACTTTTGCATAATAGGATGTATATGCTCAGTTATTTCTCTACCATGTTTTCTAGCAAGATATGACTTACCAATTGTATTCATAGCACCTGGTCTTACAAGAGCATTGGAGGCTGCAAGTTCATCTAAGTTACTTACACCCATCTTTACCAACAAGTTTGTGTATGGTGTTGCTTCACACTGAAACACTCCTTTAGTTCTTCCATCTGAAAGCATCTCATACACTTTTGGATCATCTAAAGGTATTTCTTTTAACTTAATATTAATCTTATGTCTTTTCTTAATTATTTTTAAGGTATCATCAATAACAGTTAAGGTTTTTAATCCAAGAACATCTAGTTTGATCAATCCAATATCTGCTGCCTCTTCCATATCAACTGCTACTACTGGAATTCTTTCCTTGCTTCCTGGGGCTGATCTTGTTTCTAATGGTGCATACTTAAAGATTGGTTCTTTTGCTGTTACAACACCAGCAGCGTGAATACCAGTACCACGAATACGACCACGAAGTTGTTCACCGTATCTGACTACGTCTGGATATTTTAATCTAAACCACTGTGCATTTTTGCTTGTAATAAAATCGTCCCAGTCGTCTACTGTTTTTAAAACTTTATTTACTTCTGATAGTGGTATATTAAATGCTCTAGAAACATCTCTTACAATACCCTTACCTTTAAACATTAAGAATGTTGCAATGGACGCTACGTTTTTATACTGTGATTCAAGATAAGACTTAACTTCATCTCTTCTACTATCTGCGATGTCCGAATCAATATCTGGAAAGTCATTACGTTCTGGATTGATAAATCTAAAAAATAGCAATCCATACTCTAATGGGTCAACATCTGTGATTCCAAGTACGTAACAAATTAATGATCCCGCTGCAGAACCTCGACCAGGTCCAACCAAGATTCCTTGTTCCTTAGCCCAGTTAAGCATATTAGATACAATTAAAAAGTATGAAGAAAAGTTTTTATCTCTAATAATATCTAACTCTTCTTGCATTCTTTCTCTATATTCTGGCTTATTATATAATCCTTTTTGTTCCATACCTTTTAATACTAGGTCAACTAAACCTTGATGTGGATCATCAATTTTTGCAGGTAGTAAGTCTAAGCCGCTAACAATCTCATATTCTTCTACTTTGTTTGCAATTTCAATAGTGTTAGTATAAATGTCTTCTCTTTTTATACCTTGCATACTCATTGCTTGCTTCATTTCTTCATATGAAAGTAAGTGAATATCAAATGATCTAAATGACATAAATCTATCTTCACCGTATAGGTAATCAAGACGCTTCATAACATCATCTATCTTTTGAGACTTTTCAAACTTAGCATCTTTAGTTAATTTTGCATGTGTATTTAAAAGAAGCATAATTTCTTGAATAACCTTTTGATCTGTGCTGGCGTGGTGGCAATCAGGTGTTACTACTGATTTAATATCCATACTATCAGCCAAAGCAAGTAATTCATTGTTAAGTTCTTTTGAGTTATGTGGCATCACTTCAACATAAAAATCATCTTTAAATGTATCCTTAAACCATTTCAAAAGTCTTTTTGCTTCTGCATACTCATTGAACTCTAAAGCCTTAGCAATGAGGCCAGACATACATGCTGATAAAACTATTAATCCATCTTTATATTTTTCTAATAATTCAAAATCTATTCTAGGCTTGCTGTAGTATCCCTCTGTCCAAGCCAGTTCATTCAATCTATTTAAATTTTCTAAGCCCTGTTGATTCTTTGCAAGTATAACTATATGATTATAAATTAAATCTAGGGGATTTCCAAGTCTTTCTTTCTTATCTCTTTTATCAAATCTATCATGAGTAATATAACCTTCTATACCAAGAATTGGTTTTATACCCTCCGCCTTTGCTGCACGATACATTGGTCTGTGACCAGATAATGCACCATGATCAGTAATGGCTATGGCTTGCATGCCTATATTTTTTGCACGCTTGCAGTACTCTTCTGGAGTTGCAACACCATCCATTAATGAATAGTGTGTATGCACGTGTAAAGGAACGTAGTTCAAACCATAGCCTTTCTGATATTACCAGTCGACCGATGTTGATGTTGCTTGATTGCTGAATCCAATATAAAAATTTTCTTGTTCAGCATAAGGAACTTCTCTAACAACTCTTTCAAGGTTAGGAAATTCAAATGATCCCCAGTTAAATGGTTCAGCATCTTGTTTCATTGGAAGTAGAACATAATTTGTTTCTGTTCCCTTTCCATTTCTTTTTAGTTTCCAAACCATATTTGAAATACTTGTTGAGTCTGCAGCATATTCTCTAATTGTATTGAATGTTGCAGTTTTGCTTACACCCATACTCCAAACTGCTACATGTGGTGCATCGATTCCATTGTCAACTAAAACGTTGCAATAAAATCTTAAACGTGCTCTCCAACCACTCTTTGGTTCTTTGCGAAACATTTCACAACCAAAACAACGACCTTGAGTATCTGCAGTACAAACTGCTTTTCTTTTATAGTCATCTGGATTTGAATGTTCACTTACAACAATAGCAAGACCACGCTTTTCATCATAGTGAGGTGAGTCTGCATCTAATTCGCTAACGAATCTTATTTGAGCACTTTGCCCATCATCTAACTTAAGCCACGTTACCTTTTCGCCTGAAATGTTTAATTTAGGCTTATCAATAACGGCCTCAATGTTTTTTAGACCTTTTATAATTGACATATTTCTCCTTAGTATTTACTCTGTATATGAGCGTTATATCATTGTAGCATAGAAGACACTATGTCGTCAAATTTATCTACAAACTTTTTTAAGTCATTGTCTGATAAATCGGACACATCTTTTATGCCTTCTGGTAAAGATGGTGCTATGCATCCACTTCCAAAATAACTTATCATTTTTTTAGACATGTTTTTGCCAGCCTCATCATTATCACCCAAGACAACAACTTGATTAAAGTATTGCTTAAGTAATTTTCTTTGTTCTTTTGATATAGTTGCACCAAGAGTTGCTACTGCATGAACACCTACTTGTTCAAGTCTAATGGCATCAAATGATGACTCTACAACAAAAACTTTATCGTATCTTTTTGCTCTTTGCAAATTAAACAAGGTTTTGCTTTTAGGTAATCCAGGAGTATTTTTAAACACCTTACCCTCTATGGATCTACCAACAAATCCTAAACATAAACCTTCTGGAGAATATACTGGAATAGTTACCATGTCTTGCTTTTCGGAGTATCCAAGTTTATATTTGATAACACTATCTTTATATATGTTTCTATTTTTATAGTAAGACATAGCCTTTGAACTTTCAAATACATTTTTATGCAATCTTTCTATAACTTCTAAATCATATTCTTGAAAATCTATTTTTTTATCTAATGTTTCTTGTAGTGCTTCAACTAAGTTTTTATTATCAGACTTAGAATCTATAAGCCTTGCTGCTTCAAAGTATGATCTTCCAGAAGCCTGCATAACTACTTCTGTTAACTCTTTCGTTTCTTGACAAGCAAAACAATAAAACATACCATTTGTTTTGTGAACTTCTGCAGCGGGTGTTCTTGAGTTATTATGAAATGGGCAAAATATAATAAAGTCTATATCTACTTCTGATACTATATCTATGCCAGAGGCTAGGAGACTTCTTCTGATTTGATTTTCTGTATAATAGTTGATCGTATTGTCGTATTCTTGTCTATTCCTAGTATGCATTTTGCATTCTCTTTTCCAACATATACTCCGTAAACTGATAACTTAAAATCAAATGTCTTTCCATTATAACTTACTGTAAAGTCTGTGTCAATATCGTATCTAGGAACATAGCCTTTATTCCTCATTCCACTTATGACCATGAATATGTATTGGTCTTTTAATCTTGATATAAAAGACTCATCAAAGATTTCACCCTCTAGGCAAAATCGATGAATCTTTTTATGGCTATATGACATACCATAATTATATCAACGATATTTAAGAGGATGGCTCATTATCTTTATACATAAATCTTCCAGAGTCAAAGTCTATATCAATCATAAACTCTCCACAAAAGCCATGTCTATTCTTTCTAAAAACACACTCTAATATGCTACTACCTTGTGCTCTACCTAATGCTAATACCCAATCAGCATCGTAAGCCAACTGCCTTGACCAAGCAACCTGACCTAGTGATGGGACGGTGAACATATCTGTGGCATCATCTGGGGTAGCAGAAGCAATAGCAACAATAGGAACCTGTTCACTAATTGCTAATATTTTTAATTCTCTAGATATATTTTTAATCTTTACTACTTCATTATCAGTATAATTGTTTGACTGCATTAATTGAATATAATCAACAAAGACTATATCAGGAGAGTATTGATCTATCTTACCCCTCAAAACTGATGGAGAAACCTCTCCAAGCCCATCGTTAGAAACAATGTGAAACGATGGCTTATTATCTAAATGTGTTTTACTCCAATTTCTAAAAGAGTCTGTATCTAAAACACCAGAACTTAATTTTCTATGAGACCACATTCCTTGTCCCATAATTGTATAAGCACGATTACGAACTTCTGACTCTGTCATTTCTAATGAGATGAATAGCGGCTTTCTTCCGTTTTTCCATGCTTGAACAGCCATAAATAACGCGAGCCAAGACTTACCAATAGCAGGATAGGCAAGAAGAATGCCAAACTGACCAGGAGTAATACCCGCTGGAAGATAGTTATCAAAACCTGCAAGACCTGTTTGTATACCATGAATACCCTTTTCGTGTAATTCTTTTATTCTATCAAAATGTGCAATAGCATCTTCTACGTCTACTGCATCTATATCTCTTATCTCTGCAGTTATTCTTTTTAGATCGGAGGTTTTAGAAATAATGCTGTTTAATGCATCTACTGGCTCATTAGTTTTTAATTTATTAGCAGTATCCATTAAGATACTACTTAGACTATTTTGTAGGTGACTTACCCTAAGTTCTTCAAGGTGATGCTTTGTGCTACCTATCTCACCTTGTGGATCAAAGTCTCTAAACTTTTCTACCACCAAATTAATTGACGGAACTACAGAGTTTTGTTCTTGATAGTTCCTAACAAATTCCCAAACATCTTTGTGTGTTTTAAACAAAGAGTCTGGATTAGATTGTAATAGTATGTGTATCTGTTTATCTTTTAATACCGCAGAAAGTACTTTTCCTTCTAGGTCTGCTGACACTACTTTAACCAATCTTTCGCTTGTTCTTTTAGTAACTGTCTTATTCTATCATCTTCTTTTCTATTTTGCAAATTTTTGTATAGTTTATCTGCATTGTTTGCAAACCACTTCCAAGAAGGTGTTTCTGATATTCTAAAATAATAGTCTAACATTTCATAGCACATATCTAGGGTATAGGATTCAATTAATGAATCTGCAGCCCACTGTTCTACATATATGTTAATATTGCTATCTATATTTTTTTCAATAGCAAGTTTTTTATATCTTGTAAGTAATGCATGTCTTAACTGCTTTTGTGCCACTACTCTAGTTCTTTCTTAGCATCCTCAATCTTGGTCAATAGTTTGCCTTCAATGAATGAGTATACTCTTTCCATTGCTGCATCTTCATTCTCTCCTTCACGAAGAAAATCTGTACATCCTAGATCTAATCTTAGACTTTGAAAATTTCCTAAGTTTAGTGTATAACCCAAGGTTACTGATACTGTTGTTTTGTCTGACATATTCACCACGTTTCTTCTGTCCATACGGGGATAAATTCCCCGCTTTTTGTTTTGGTATATAACATTATAGCGTCTCCAAGTAAAGAACGCAAGTCCTTTTCTGTTGGTACATCAAACCTAGGAGTCACCCTTCCATCTTTTCTTGGTCTTCCTTTATGTATTGTAGCAATAATATCTCTAATTGTAAAGATATCATCTTCTGAATAATAAGCATATTGTCTAAATATTCTTTTACCGCCTATTACAGCACCAGTTGGTGGCATAACTAATTCTTTTTTAATCCATCTTTCAAGTTGCATCCTTGATCTATTAAAGATCCTCATAGTATTTTTTACAGTATATGCTCTTTTTCTATGTTTTTTAAAATCAGAATACAGCATTGTTTGCTCTTTATCTTGGATAAAATTATATAAAACACATATATTGTTAGCCTTATTTACATGTATTAATCTTACTATTTCTTTATTAAGAAAAAATATTGTAGAACTTGGTTTTACAGGCTGTTGCCAGTTATCTTTAACCTGGCCTTCTCTACCTTCATTATCCATCTTGCAACTTCTCCATGTTTATCTGGATGATTATACATCTCTCTTTTGCCACATACAAGGCAGTACAACTCAAGGTGATC